CAGCCTCGAGAGTACTGTGTCCAACAGCCTCGAGAGTACTACGCCAGGGATAACATAAAGACCATTCTCGGCAACGTAGTGGTCGCAACTATCTGCCTTAGCTTGGCAGTTGTCAGCGTGTACCTAGCGATACATGTACCAGAGTACCCCTTCTTGATGTTCGGTTGTTTTACCAGCACCGGCATCTTCAGTTTCATATCCGCACTACACATGCTATCCGCAAGAAAGGCTTATGACGACTATGAATCCACTCTTAACTGAGGCCAGCACTCGTGAGTTGACTAAGCATGCAATTCTCACTCGAATTGAGACCCTTCTCAACCGCATTGATTTGGATAAGAAGTTCACACGCAAGCTTCCCAAACAACACGCCCGCATTCTCCGTGCCTGCAAGATAGCACGCCGAGATGGTGGTGTTATCACCCAAGGCATGTTTGCCGTCATAGCGAGGTATGCATAGTGAGAAAACCAAACTACCTATCCTACTCTGCACTCAGCCTATTTGAGAGCGATCTTGACGAATACTGCCTAAGGTATCTTGTTGATGAGAGGCCTCCGCGTGAGACTCAGGGCGTACCTGCCGGGGTTGGCTCAGCGTTTGACGCAAGAGTTAAATCAACCCTGTACGATTACTCCTATGGCAAAGGCTACAAGCCTGAGCTGTACAGCTATGAGGTCCTGTTTGAGAAACAAGTCGAACCACCAAATCGCGACGTCTGTGGACCAGCAGGCGACCATGTTTTTGCATGCTACAAGCTATCTGGTTTTCTTGACCGGATCAAAGCACTTGCTGCAAAGGTGATTGAGCCACCACAGTATGAGTTCAGTGTCGAGAAGAACATCGGCGGCGTCCAGTTGTTGGGAAAACCAGACGGGCTACTTCGACTGCCTGACGTCAATGTTGTACTCGACTGGAAGGTTAATGGCTACTGTTCCAACACCACAGTGAGCCCCAACCAGGGCTACATACTATGTCGAGACGGGTATATTGCACTCAAGCAGTCAAAGTCACACGACACTGCCCACAAGAATGTAACGAACACCATCTACAGGGGCGTCACCATTGGTGGCCACTTGGAAGACTCAAGTGAACCCTGGGCCAGTCAGCTTGCGGGGTATGCTTGGTGCTTAGGTGAACCTGTTGGTTCAGAGAACGTTGTATTCATGATTCACCAGTGTGTCGCTAAGCCAATACCGGAGACACGACCACTATTGAGGTTCGCAGAATTCTGTGGGCCTGTGAGAAAACCATATCAAGAGTTTCTACTCACGCGATATCAGAAATGCTGGGCTGCTATTCAGAACGAACACATCTTCCATGACCTCAGCCTCGAGGAGAGTAGGAAACGGTTCAACATGATGAATGCTCAGGCAAAAGCAATGGTTGCCGATGGTGGCGACTCCATTTGGGTACAGCTTGTTCGGCCAACATGGCGAGGTAAATAATGTCAGTGTATGCAACGTTTAGTACGGCTAGCAGGATGGATTTGGGTAAGCTTGAGCAAGCCGATGTTATGTGTTTTGATGACTGCTGGACCAAGGACCAGTGGGAGGAGATTGTCAAAGCAAACATGGTCAGGTTGGTTTACTCAAGCTTTGGCCTAGTGGGTTTCTGGTGTGCAAGGGTTAGCGAGCCAGATAATCCCGATGCAGTACACGATGTTGAGATAATCAAGATTGGTGTAATGCCAAAGCATAGGGGCCAAGGTTTGTCACGCGCAATCCTGAGGGACATTCGTAGTTGGTTACAGACAGACTTCGTTGACTCCTCTGAGTTCAAAGTAACGATGTTGGTGCCGGACTGCCTACTGTTGCCCTCGTGGCCGTCATTTATTGGTAAGTGGTTAGGGCACGTTGGCTTCAAGGCCAATAAGGAGAACATGTTGGTGGAATTCCCACATGCTTTCTATGGTGTCAAGTTCCAACATGCCGTCCGCTTCGACTTCCCACGGCTCCCCGGAGTCTATGGCCTATGACGCATTCCCTGTGGCATGGCGACAACCTGGACTTCCTGGCAAGGGCTAACAACCGTCTCTGGAAGTGGGACATGATCTTCGCAGACCCACCTGACAACATTGGGTTGGGGTATGACGAGTGTAAAGACCACGTTCACAGTGATGACTACTACGAGCTATGCCGTCTATGGATAAACGCAGCAATGCGTGTAACGGACACTCTCTGGTGGTCATTCAATGCACGGCACACAACCGCGATGGGTCACATCCTTTATGAGGCAGCAAGAGGAGACAACTGGGCACCAGATTGGATGCAAGGTGTCTCCTGTAAACCCTGCGTTCAAACGTTTACGTTTGGGCAGCACAACAAACATGACTTCGGCAACAACCACCGTCCTCTCTGGCGAATAACCAGAGGTACGCCACGAGTGTATCCAGGACAGATCATGGTGCCCTCGTGGCGACAACTGAATGGGGACAAGCGAGCCAAGGAGGGTGGCCGCGTGCCCGGCGATGTTTTTGATTTCCCCCGAGTAACGGGGAATAGCAAACAACGTCGTGCATGGCACCCGACACAGTTGCATGAAGCCTTAGTAGAGAGATGCATCCTTTCATCCACATGGGAGGATGGCACTGTACTCGATATTTTCGGCGGGACAGGGACAACGCTCCGTGTCTGCAAACGAATCAAACGTAATTGCACGCTAGTTGAAATGTCATCCAACTACTGTGCAGAAATTTCCAAAGAGCATGACATCCAAATTGAAAGAGTAACACCATGAGCAACGCAACAATTGAAGCCCCAGTACCAACAGTCGAGTCCCCAGCAAAGTTTGCAGTCCGTGATATCTTCGGGAGACCTATTTTCGAGGGGGACACAATCGTCTACGCAACCCGTAGGGGCTCCGATACCTTCCTCAACAAGTTGGTTGTCACGTTCGTTGGTGTTAACGCAATCAAAGGATGGACTCCTGAGGATGTGAACCGACGAACACGAACACTAACCAACTTCAAGACAGTGGCCAAGGTCGCATAAAGAACTAATCAATACTCAAACCGAGGTATATGAATGCCAACCTATGAATACGAATGCCAAGAATGCGGACACACTCATGAGGAGGTCCGCACTATGGCTCAAGGTCCACATACAGAGTGTCAGCGTTGCGGTGCAGCGGTGAAACAGAAGTATGGCATACCAATTCTCCAAGTTGGGGGTTACTCCCCGGCACATCCACGAAAGCTACGAGGTCGACGAGGTGCTAAGCCTAAAGCAACTGGTTAAGAGCGGCTCAGTCAATGAGATTTACCTTGACCTCGATGACACACTCAACACCTTCACGGCTTCCGTGGGGGTGTTGTATGGGGTGGCGACTGATGACTTTGACTTGTCATGGTGCCAACACAAACATGGGTTCGACCTCATTGAACAGATCAAAGGAGCATATGAGACCAGACGTACACACGCTTTGATTGGCGAGTTTGACTATGACTCGTTTTGGTGGCACCTACCACCCTCGCTTTGGTCATCTACACCTCAGTCAAAACACTGCGATGACTTGGTCGTCGCTTGTATGGATGCCGTTGGACCTGAGAACGTATTCATTGCAACCTCCCCGACGAAGAATCCAAACTCGGCTAGTGGGAAGATGCACTGGATCAACACTTACATCCACCCGCTGTTGAGACGCAACTATCAGATCACACCTCGCAAGGAGAAGCTATCGGCCCCAGGTCGGTTGCTCATTGATGACTGCCAACTTCATCTAGACAACTGGGTTGATCGCGGAGGTCTCACATTCACGGTCCCCAAACCGTGGAATCGAAACCACTACTATAACGGTGACGACACCCGAGCAATCATGGAGTTCATTGGACGATGACAATAATCGTAATCGCAATTGTGGTGGCCCTCGCAGCCATCGTGTTTGGGATCTTCTTCATCCCTGGTGTGGGCTCCGCGCTCGCCACTGGATTTGGCCTAGCATTCTTCCGGGTGCTGGGAGAGAACCGGCAGAAACGGATTGAGGCCAGACGGGGTCGATGGCGACGTGACAACCCCGCCCCAACTGTGACGCCCAAGGAGGAACCGGAGGGGGTACCGGCGGATACCCCCGCCGAGAGTCCACGTAGAATTCGCCTCCGTCGATGGAGGTTTCGAAGTGAATGATAACTTCCCGGAGTTGGAGATTGCTTTACAGGTTTGGCGTAATTGGGACCCCACTTACACCCCAGTTGTTGTGACCTTTGGGCTACTCATACTCCTTGCCTACCTATACAGGAAAGTCCTATGATGAACCGCCAAGCCCGTGTGCCGGGCACGAGGACCTGGGTCAGCTTTGGGAATGTCACCTACATTGAGGCCGGGCGTAAGCTTGCCTCAATTTTACACGCAACCGCTGAGGGCCCATACACTCTGAACTCAACACAGCGGGTTGAGGTCAGAGACGAATTTGATGGTCTCCCACCAGTTACATTCGTCTACCGGGTGGATGTCGTCGCGAGCTGTCTCAACCCCAGGTTGGGTAGTTGATATTTGGCCTCAGAGAAATCTGAGGCTTTTCTTTTAGTTTTGTTTGACTTCTAGTTTTCTTGGCACATACTAGTAAATATGAAACTCACTGCACTACTTGCACTTATCGCTCTGATAATTGGCTTCACAACAAGCCGCATGATAGGGCCACCCAAACCAAAACCGCCCAAGCCTAAAGCCCCGGATGACTTCGACGTACTACTGGATGAATATATGATTTACGACCCTGACCTGGATGGAAAGATATGATTTATGTGAATGTGGAGTTTCAAACAGGGGGACCTGTTTTCCAATATAGGGCGTACCAGTTTGTGCGCCCAGGACACACGGTCTTAGTGCCAGTTGGCGACAGCATTGCTATAAGACAGGCCCGCGTAGTAAGTATTGGATTCAAGCGGTACTACTGGGGCACTATCAAGGAGATCCACGGAGTGGTCCGTAAGGGTTGGTATCGCTGGCTGTTCCATGCAAAGCCACCCAAGGCCCCTAAACGAAAGAAGGCCATACCAACATGGCCAGAAGACTTTGACTATGCCGAACAAGATTGGGGTGACCGATGAGCGAGAAACTATTTCCAGCTATAGACGATACCGAGAAGACTCATGGGGCAGCGTATCAACGGGGCCTAGAGGACGGTGAAGGTGTCACTGGTATGCCAATGCTCCCAAGTCGACGTGCTGACCTCAGTGAGAAGATTCGACGAGATTCCGGGCTGTGCACGTCGATAGCACATGATGATCATATGAACGCACTCCGGGCAAAGTATATCATTGACACTTATATTGAGTGGGCCTTTGGTGAAACGCTGGGTGACTATGAGATGCAGCTCACCACCCGAAGTGGCAATGAACCATGGCGGCGTGTCCATCGGGCACCCTATGATTTCGGTTGCTACTGTTACCGGCTGAAGAAGTATGACGAGTTGGATGAGTAAGAAATCTAGAAGATTTCTTTTGACAACTAGTTTTCTTGATGCATACTTGTAGTATCACCAAGCCAGCCACCCGGAGACAACCACCATGCAACTTATCAGAAGGTATCACGAACATGAAGTAGATTACATCCCATGGCTCTCACAAGAGAACCGGCCATTGAATGAAAGACCATACGGCCCAGACTGGGTCGTACACAAACTCAGCTACGACGTTGAAGACAAGTCGTACTGGGCACAAGGCCTCAACCTTAACAACGATGAAGCCTTCTTTTGGAACCTCAGAGCAGATCGCCCAATGTCGTGGCGATACGACTTCACCAACACCAAGTACTTTCAAGGACAACATGACTAAGAAAACTTCCTTTGCGTTCCTTATGCTGGCAGCAGCGGCTGTATTCCCAATTCAATCCCAGGCACAGACACAAACCTACTCTGTGCAGAAGTTTGGGGGTCAGACGATCCTCGTACCTCAAGGGGTTATCAAGAGCGGCCCGCGATCCTATAGCGCATTCGACCCCTCAAATCCCTACCGTACTGCTAAGGACTACACCGGGCGAACCGGTTACGAGCGGGCAGCCTCAAGCCAACTGCCGGTAATCAACCGCAACGGAAACTGCCGTGTTGAGCCACGGGGCGTCACCGGTGGTGTGTACTTCGGTAATGGACCCGTGATCATCGTCAACCCATTTGTCAAGTAAAATGATCACTAGTACACAGTGGGAACACATCAACGAGATCATGGACAACTTTGATTTCAGGCGTGTGGCCATCACAATGCGGTACCTGAAATGGGGGTGGGGTATGGCGCCTAATACACACATCCCTGAGGAAAATGAGCTACGACAATACGTGCGGGCACGTATGGTTGAGATGCATCAACGAAATCTTACATACATGGACAGCGGTGGCTTCCGTGTTGAGAGGTCTGGGGATGCCTTTACTGTTTCTTTTGTTCTCACAGACTGGCAGACATATGACGATAGCACTTGCACAGAAGGAAACGATGAACGGTCTCCTAAGCTTGTGGATGGCGAATGGAGTTCTAGGTTTACAACTAGCTGAGTGTCGAGCTATTGGTAAGGACCAGTTTGTACTCCGTCCACAACCAACACTCTTGGGATCGCTGCCCAAGTATTACAAGTTCGACTATGAACTGTTTGAGCGAGATTGGATGCGAATCATGAGTCGTGAGTTGAATGCAACCGTGCATCCACTCCAGGGCACCATGCATGGGTACATCATCGTGGAGAGGACACTATGAGCAAAATTCAAGACGGCGACTGGAAGAAACACTGGCACGAAGTAGATATCAAGATCTTGGAAAAGCGTGCCGAGATCGCTGACCTCATCGATGCCAGGAATGCTCGTCAAGGTGAGATGGAAAAGCAGTGTGTCAAAGACCATGGGAAGCACAAGGACGATGGCGGGTTTTTGTATGGCACATGCATACGATGCGGAGCACAACTTGGCTAGGCGATCATATTGGGTGTAGCCGGACTCCTGCTTTCAACAAATTACTATGAAAGTTAAATGATGAGATACAAACTTGAACTCAATGAACACCAACAAGCAATGTCACCTGACGAGGTCACCCAGTTAAAGATCGAGCTACAGCAACTGCTGAACCGACACCGCGTGGAGAATAACTCCAACACGCCAGACAGCATCTTGGCGGAATACATGTACGCTTGCTTGGCGGCATTCGAGAAGGGCGTCAAGAGAAGAGACGCATGGTATGGGCTAGCACCCGAGCCGGGAAACTCCAAACGAACTGCGGAGGAGGCTGCGGACCTATAATGGTCAAACTAACTTACTGCAAAGAAAAGCAGGACTACTTCGTCGACGACTGGTTGGTCGCTGCTGTGCTAGGGACCAAGGCACTGCTGCAAAAGAAGGATGGCAAGAAGATGTTGGTTGCGACACTTGAGGGTGGGCGAACCACCGAGCAAAAGATTGGTGCCAAGGTCACTCTTGGGACGTCAAAGCTAGTTGCCAGCTCAAGGGGGTGGGTATTTGATGACTAAACGAAAAAAGCCCCGTGGTTTTAATCACGGGGCTTTTTTCGTTTTGGGATCGGGCAATAGACACACCAAAACATATAAATTGCACTGTAACCTACAGTGTGTTACGGTGCCATATTTACGTTATGATAGATTGCCCACGAGTCTGTATACCTTGCATGGTGACAAGTCGGTGAAGTAGGCCTTGTGAACACCAACGCCATAGACTTTAAGCCTCTTGCGACACAGGCGAGTGAACTCAGTTTGGATCGTTGCCTTGCAACCTTTGAGTTGCTCCATAGTCTTACCAGTAATGATCTCAACGATTGCAGACCGTGCTACGTCGTCCAATGTCGTAGCAACGTCCCAGTTGAGGCCGCCATAAGCAAGCAGCATATCATTGATCGTGAACACTACTGACCCTGCGACAACAACAGACTTGTCGTCTTGTGTCGTAAGGACTTGACTTGGCAAACTCATCGTCTGCCTTGCCACAGGGACAACCTCAACCTGCGTGATGAGGGGCCAGTAGGCATGGAGCCCAGGCTTCATCACGATGGCCTTCTTGCCTCGACGGAACTTGACCCCTCCATGCGTGGTTCGGATTATCACAAGCCTCGGGATGATCCCCAGGATTGCTTGCAGAAACTGTCCCAATATATCTAGCATATTTTTTTCCCATTAGGGTTAGAGGTTTGATTACCAGCGACCTAAAGGACAGTTCTCGGTCGCCATCGAGATTTTATTCCCGAGCGGGTGGCCTGTTGGGGCAACCGCGCATCCGCAGGACTTGCAAGACTTCGTCTCCGCGTCGAACCGTTCACACTTGGAGCAGTGGTCGTTGAAAATGGCCTCGACCTCAGCTTGGGAGCGTCTTGGTCTGCCCTTCTGTATCCATACCTTGATCGCATCGACGTAGGCGAGCGCCTTGGTACCAAAGTCAGCACTTGTCGCCTCGGCCAGCGATTCTCCCACACAGCGGTCGCATTGCTCAGGCGTCACGCCAAGGCCCGTTACCTTGCATGTCCCCGCCGTCCTCAGGGAGCAGGCCCGGAACCCATCCTGGATCACCGGGAGTTGCACCACCGGAGACAGCTTGTCATTGCAGCCCTTCTTGGCCAACAGCATCCGCACAGGGCAGGCCCCACAGTCGGGCTCCTGCACAATGCTCAGATACTTTTCAGCTTGCCTGTTGATGCAGCGGAACTGTGGAATACCATCCACACGTTCTCGCTGCCTCTTTATGCAATCTTCCATATTAAACCTTCGCGGAACTTTCAGTTAGGTGTTTGATCAAACTGTCATTACCATTCGGGCTGTGAAACCCAACTTGAGAGTTATTCTTTTCTTTCTGCTCAGGGCAGCTCAGCTTGCTCTGGGCTACAGGGCTGACGAAGTAAAGACCCCACTTGTTTCGGATCTGTTTACACTGCATCGCTGCGGCCTCGGCTGCTTTGCTTGCTCTAAATGACTCTGCGGCCTGTCGGTTAGAGAAAACGTGGCAAGCGCTATCTACAGTTGCAGAGCATGCAAAACCAGGAACATTATCTACAGATTCGCACGGGCCCGTATCACAGCCCGGTCGGATCAAGTCAGGTAACACATAAGTAACTGTGACAGTGAAGCTACACCCGGTCGAATCTGGGATAGTACAGTCATCAAGAGGATCTTTACGCTTTCTACCACCCGCATCGCCAACCCCGCCACCGGAGGACTCTTGTGGGTTGCGAGGCACAAAGAAATCAACTGGTGGAGGAGACTTGCTGTCAAGATCATTCGCAAAATTGCTAAAAGCTTGGGTCTCGAATGGGCGGAATATTGGCTCAATATCCGCAGAGAACTCGGACCCTGTTGCAATTAATTGAGCACAGGGAGATGCTGGGTATGTGTCATCAAGATCCGATGGATTTCTGTCACCATCTGTTGGTAACCTCAAGGCACTTAAGTCAAAACCTTGACGTAGTGGGTGGCCCACAGGTGGGCGGACAACCTTCTTAAGACCATCCCCGTTGTCCTTATAGTCAGGCCCTGGAAACAATCCCACAGCAGGCAGCAAGGCAGGCCATGCCCAAACATAAGGAGAGTTCGTACCTGCTAGTATTGGGGTCCAACACCTGAACTTGATTGTGTTCGAATCAAAGTTCACATTGAGACTCTCAATGACGCACTTGGTTGCCGGGAAGCCGGGGTGCGATACCGTGATACAATCGTACACGTCAAGGTCAAGGTGCTTTATCGGCGTCTCGAACTCGACATACTTCCACGAGTTTGCATCTCGGATCATCCAGAACGTAGCAGACTTCTCAATTGTCTTGAAGGTGTTCTGTGTGAAGTAATCCTTCTCAGTTGTGTTAGTGCCGAAGCGACCAACGTTGTGCTTTAGTGTGAACTTCTCTTCCACATCCTGGTTCGCATAGATCTTGGCTTCAGTAGCTTGCCAACTGATTATATGCTTTGTGAATATGTCTTCTGTGGGGGTTGTGCTAACAGAAAACGATGACCGAAGTATTTCACTCGCGGTTATTGACCTAATGCTAGTAGGTTCCTTGGATAGGTAAGTTAAGTAAACAACGCCTGCACGAATTGTCACAGCACATCGGAACTGGTACGCGATCTCTTTGATCAGCTCAAAAACGCTCTGACGATCTCGAACAACGAAGCTTGCAGGGTAGTTTGCCAACGAGGCCTCAACAGAACCAAAACTGGCCACATCATATGTGTACTCAGTATAGGTATCAATTAAGTACTTTATAATGTTCACCGGGTTGGGCCCAAAGTTTGACTCAAAAGACACATACACATCATCGTCCCATTTCTCATCGGGGATATCACTAAGCTTGCGGTCGAACTGCAACTCAGCGACTTGGTAGTCACCATAGTTAGTCAGGTTCACTTCGTACTCAGCAGGATCAACCTCTGTTAATATCTTTGAGTCACCGAATGTTCTATAAGCAGCAACTTGTGTCACCACACCGGGTACAAGACTAACAATGTGGGTTATCTTAGAAGAGGACTCCAGGAACACATCCGTTCCAGATGGCAACCAAATGAACCGGCCTGCTTTGAATGTCTCGAAGTACTTCCATGAAGCCCCTGGTCCAACTATAACCTCAGCCACCTCAGTCTTCTCTTTACAACCCGCAACTGTCGTAGGCAATTCAAAGGGTGAAGCTACGCCACGAATCTCATAGCGTTGGCCAATATTTTTGCAAGCTGGGTTTGTGATCTCAAGAGAGTCTGGGTGCGTGACGCCACGGATATTGAAAGTGGTGCCAGACATAACCCCCGTGTACCGCACATCTCCAATCCGCAGTGTGATGACCGTGCCTTGGGGAAACTTCTCACCACCGATGATTTGTACTGAGGTCTTGACATAAGGAGTCTGCTGTGCAATCTCAGTTAAGATCGCGCACACTTGACTCTGTCGGGCTTCGACGCATTCCTGGTAAATTTTACGGGATCTATCTGCAACCTCATTTATCTTGTTTTGGTATTCGTTAATGAGGTTAATCTCAGCTTGGCCCTCCGACACGCAGCCTGGGATTGGTTGAAATGCTGTATTCTGAACATTTGGGTTGGCTACACGCTTCAAACAGAAGAACAGAGCTAACGCTTCGTCAGTGCTGTTACCAAAAGCGAAGCCAACACGTTGGCCCGAGGCCGCGCTGGGTTGGATGTGGACAATACCTTTTCGAGCAGCAGCGTACTTTGCACGAAACGCTTCCAAAGCGGCATCCCTAGCTCTTTCTAGCTCATTGATTTCCTTCTGTGCTTCTGGCGATATAACCGCCGGGCACTGAAGCTTTTGTGCTTGGCATAGTCGCTCTTGCAGTGTAGGGTCAATAGCACCAAGAGGCTCCCCTAGAACTCCTTTGAACAATGGCTTAAGTGGGAGCGTCGCCACATTACAAACATCACCGAAAATAAGGGGCCACTGAAGGCCACGTTGATCCTCAGGTATGTTGGGGAAGTCTCCGTCATCCATGGAGAAACCCGTCTCAGCATCGGCTGTCTTGCTGATGACAGTTATCGTTAGTGTCTTGCTCAGATCATTGTAAACAATAGGTGAGTGGATTACGCCTTCCATCAACAAGGCACGTTCGGAGAAAGGTACGCCTTGGAAACTAAGCGAGAATCGGACCTTACCAAGGCTAATGTCATTAGCGTCAATTAAGGTCTTAAGACTACTATCAGTATCATCCAGAGTCAGATCAATGGCTTGTGAGTCGCTCTGCAAAGTAGCAAGTGCCGTACTATCAAGATTGCCCACTTCAAGAATCTTTGGCAGTATACCGGGCTCCCCATTTAGGACTCGGTCAGCGTAAGCAACCGAGAAGCCTGGGATGAACTCAATTTCAGCAATGATGACAGGCTCGCTTCCATATTGCCTGTTCAACTGACCTGCGATTGACGTGGGGAATACTCTCATATTATTTTCTCTTCGAGTTCAATTGTGGTAGTGTAGACCTCCCCTCCAGGGATACCCTTTGCCCTACCTACTCCTTGGATTTCAAAGGGGTTAAGTGTTAGGAATCCAACCCTTACTACATTGTTGTGGTCAGTCACCTTAACAGGCTGTCCTGCGTAGATCTCTATGAATTCTCTCAACTCGTATGCCTTGTCTCGAGACACAGTAAAGTCATAGCGGAACTTTTTACGTCCACGCTTTGCCTTGGTGTAGGTAAACATTTCTCCGCTAGAAGTCCTCAATACTTGGATCGAGGATGTCAACGCATTGGTGTTACCTTGCCTAGGGCTTGGCAACACGAGACTACTCTGTATCAATGGGTAAGGACCCTGTATAAAGAACATCTTCTAACCAATCGTGAAAGTTGCTGTCTGTGAAAACGCTAGGCTGTGGTTCGCGGGAGGGCCATCATAAGGCGACCCCTCAAACTCAAAGGCAACTGTCCAGTAACCATCCCGGTCCTCAGTTGCAGTCTCTTCAGGGTTGGTGACAATTCCTCGCCACGTAACACCTGTCCAGTCATGAAACAGGACTTCTTGTCCAAGGGTTGCTAACAGAAAAGATTGAAGCGACTCAAACACAGTTGTCTTGATCCCAACAACAGTAAATAGCATGGACTTTGTTGTTGGCCAAACAGTGTCTCTGAATACACTAAGCTCGCCACCTAGAGTCTCGCGATTAACACGATCGAAAGACATACGGTGCTTATCGTCCATCTCAGGTGCCCGTATGAACACAGGTGCTGGCGAGCCATTCACAGATTCAAACGCAACTGGGATGTGATTACTCGCGAGTGGTTGAGTTGGTATACCAACACCCCCACCACTACCTTCGAATCGAGAGTACTTTGTTTTGCTGCACTTACCAGAACCTACTACATAGAAACCAACTGCCTGTTGGAGTATGTTGGTGTGGGAGGTAGATCGACTAAAGCGGGACTCTGACGTCACAGATTGAGTAAACGTCAAGGTATCTAGAACAGTCTTGCCCTGGCTTAGCGTCACTGTTTGTGTGAAGGCTAAACTAGACACCGTTGGAGTAATGTGAGCCCCAACGCTAGACAGGTTGAGGTTGTCAGTAACACCATAATTCTGACCTCGATTTAATGACTCATTAAAATTAAGGTTATCCGTAATAAAGTACCCACCTGACGGGATACCTATTCTAAAATCCGCTGACTGTGTAAGGGTAAGTGCCTCTGATCCAAATTCCCGCCCCTTGACCTTGACTGTGTCAACAAGGTTCAATGTGTGTTGAACCGGGATAGCTTGGGATAAGATAAAGAAGTTTGTATTTTGTGTTAGTGCAAGTGTGCTACTAACAGATCTAGATAACCCGGTCTCAATAACTGCATAAGTGGCGGTATCCACCAGGGCCAGCACCGAGTCTTCGGACTTGCTTACGCCTGAGACTGATGGTGCTACAGTTTTTCGCCTACGTGCTAAGTTAGCAACACCCCGCTGAGAGGCGAGTACTTTAATCTCACCAGCACTAAGTGGTCTGTTGTAGACATTGATGTCATCTTGCATACCCTGTAGGGGTATACCACCAGAGGGTCCATTTATACCAATCTCAAATGGACGTTCGGCAAAAGTAGGCCCTGCGGGAGCGTTGGCACCCCGTATACCATCCAGATAGGTAAAGCCCGTTCCGTTCGTAGGATTCCACACCAGGGCGAAGTGATGCCATTTGTTCAAAGTTATGGTAGGCATAAGTGCCCAACCACCACTGCTACGTCTAAAGCCGATGTAGATCTCGTTAAAGGATGGCCATAGGTAGATATTCAAATATCTATCAACACCATCCTCGCACGTAACGAGTGCTTGATTCGAGGCCGATGAGCTGGTATTAAACCAGCACGACCACGTAAGGGCATCAGTCTTGGCAATCTCCGACATCACTTTGTTGGTTGTGATCTTGTCGTTCACACCATCAAAGAGATAAGCACCTTTGCCCTCGCTCCGAGTGTGGAACACTGAAAGGTCAGCACCAATTATGTCGCCGTGCTTGTCATAGCCTGACAAGTCATAGGCCCTGGTGCCAGTCGCACCAGTGAGACTCGGACAGTATGATAGGATACGTCCAACTGACAGATTTGGGTGCTCATATTCAATTGGACGCATTATAATCCGATCACACTTTAGAGGGACTCAGTAACTGGGCGAATCTTCAGCGTGTTTCCACTGGCTGCTGTGGTCTGGCCTGACCCGTCATTTCGGATAAGGGCCCTAATAGGTCCTGGCGGCATTGGGCATTCGACAACCATACGTTGCGCAGTTGTGACTGCACGTAATGGGAAAACCGCATCAGGAACACTGGTAGGGATAACAGACGAAGTACCATCTTCGAAGTTAGTGCCGTCAATTTCCCGGAGCAACCATACAACCAGCGCACTGTTTGCAGTTGGCGCAGTGCTAAATGTAACAACAAGTTCCAACTCGCACCGGAGAAAGTTGGCTGACGTGATTGTGACTGAGGATGCATGTACTGCGTTAGTATTGTTTGCTAAGCTGTTAAGCTCAGTTGAAAGCAGTGTCTGCGTTGTACCTCGTACTGTGAGGACGTTTGCCATTATGACTCCTTAAAAAGAAAGCCCCGCAGATACAGGGCTGTTGGTCTGGAATTAAGAAACTAAGGGGTAGTTTTCTTAAGGTAACCCCAGTTGTCGGGGTCGGTTTTTTGATTTCGTAGAATGCGTTCTCGTATTGTATCGTTAAGAACGCCATGATCCTCAGCAGCGTCTTTGATGCAAGCATAAACCCAACCATCAACTAGGACGGGCTTAGCCATGCCGGAACTTGCACCTCGGGCGTAAGTGTCAGGTGATCGGTTTAGGTGGCTTGCGCCTATCTTGTCCTTGTGGCCCTGCGTAAACTCCCGGCCTAGCATTGCTTTACGCTTCTTCTTGCATGAGGCCTGGGTGTGTATGCGACCACGGTTTGCATTACCAATCTTGTCCTTAGTCTCCTGAGACAGGACCGCACCTAAGCGTCTCTGTTTACCCAAGGCCGACGCACTCATCTTCTTTATTGTGTCTTTAGAGAACGTGCGGCCTGTTTGCGCAGCACTCATCTTGACCAATGTCTCTGGGGTATGTTTGCGACCCAACCAAACCCGTCGCTTCTTCTCTCGTGTTTGGGGGCTATCCACATACCCTACAGAACCCTCACCACCAAGGGTCAAGTTGTAGCCGTTAGGTTTAACTGAGTTGTGCTTGGATATCTCTTTAATCTCACGAGAGAGAGAGCAGCACTATATGTTTTGTGCTTTGACACCAGGGAGTATTCAAAGTTTACTAAACCATACTTTTGTATGGCCCGCCACAGCAGTAAAGACCCGTTACCACTCTCGTGGTCTCGCTTACGCTTCTTTGGCTGAGTTGAGATACCAACATACGCCTTACCGTTCACCAAGTTGGTGAAACGGTAAACATAGGTTGTCTGATTGTTTGCGGGTCTGGTCATAAACTCAAGTATGCATTAAGAAAACTAGAAGTCAAAGAAAACTTTACAGTTTTCTTATCCCGCCACTGTGTACGTCACCTTGAGTACGTCAGCCGCCAACACCGACGCAGGTGAGGAGAATGCTGCCGTGGACCACAATGTTCCTGCGCTGCCTGATTTCGTAGGGCTGGAAGTGATGAAAATCCCGCGAATTGTTGCGGTAGCGTTAATAGTAAAATCGACCGTCGAGCTATTGGTGATCGCTCGGCTAGCAGCCGTTCCAGCCGTCCACTCGGGTCTGGTTGCCTCAGAGTAACCAGCCGCCTCAGCCCACCCGCTGTGGGACGCCATTGTGTCCGCATTAGCCAGGGCTGTGAACCCGGCGTTATTTATCAAGCCCACGTACCATGCGGTAATCTGAGTGCCACCATTGAAGGTAGTTTCAAGTATATGATTGAGCCCAACATCCACGATGCCATTTGGGAACTCATATTCACCTTTGGTGTTTCCATCTTTGTCCAAGTGGACTACTGTGAACTTCCCACGAAGACCCATTTTATTTTGCATGTAACTGTGCCTTAAAGCGTTGACCAGGAAAAAGGGCACACCAACGATTGATGTGCCCTGTATGAAGAGTCAGAACTATAAGAGGCTAGTGCCTCTACGCAGTTCTCGACGAAGTTGAACAGCGATCTCGCGGGCATCCACACTTGCGGATTTGCCACCACCACCTACATTCACATGAATGTCGCCAACGTTTGTAACGCTGGACTGTCCACGTGATGCAGGCATTTGTCCTGCGTTGAGCGCATTGATTGCACCAAAGAATCTATTTGTCGCTCGGGGGTTGAGTACACTTTCACCAGGGCGAAGCCTTGCAGAGACCGTGTCAACGCCACGTGCAACACCCCCAGAGTTGAAGCTTTGGATCACACCACCGAACGAGTTCGATTGGACAGATTCAACACCCCCACTACCACCAGCGGCAGCCTTTGCCCTTGCGGCTGCTAGAGCAGCATTACGTAGACGATTGTAGGCATCGATCTCAGTCTCTATTGGCCCTGTGTTCGCAGGTAGAGTTATCGAAGCTGACTCCTTTGCAGTCTGTACAACAGGAGCCGTATCCAAGATCTTCTGAAACTGCTCGGCAAGTTTGGCAAACCCGGCCTCCTCAACGGAGAACGCCACCGCATTTGCTCTAGCACCACCTTCAGCAAGTGACTCTGTGATAGAGAGAAACTTTGCCCTCAGGGCCTCTGCATCAAAGTCTGGGTTGGAGAATGCCTCACCCAAAAGCTTTTTTATCTCTGGGATAGAATCTTGTAGCTGTTGTTTGAAGCCAGCGTTGTCGCTAGCCCCTGTTGCGTCGGACAACTGGGACAAACCCGAGTTCTTGAGAGCAAAATTAGTGTCTAAGCCCTTTTGTATAAAAGTCAGTTCTCGTGTGGCGGCATCAATTGCGGCTGTCCGCTCTGCAAAAGCATCTGTAAGCTGTTTGTCAGCCTTTGATATGTTACCCATAGCCTCCAGTTGAGCTGTTGTCCTAGCATCCAAGTCACTTGGGCGTAGGTTACCCTCTCCTGGTAACTTCTGAGCCTTCACGAAGTCTTGCTCATTGAACTTGGCAAATATTGCATCCGCTTCAGCAAGTAGTCTAGCCCCACCGTCCTTCAGCGTTACTTCTATCTCAGCAGTCAGCCCCGTCAACTGTTCTGTTGCAACGGTGCGAAGCTGCCTAGCATTGAGTATCTCAGATAGATCTAGGCCAAGAGAACCAGCAGAGTTTAATCGCTCTAGGGACTCCTTAATCGCGGCCTCACGCTTTGCTAAATCTTCAGCTCGCAAGGGTTGGCCATCGGATCCAAAAGTAGATGCATTCTTTTGAATGTTCTTTACATCGACCGCTGCGGCATCGTTGATTGCTTGCTGCTGCTTTACAGCAGCCTCCGCTGCAACCGTACGCCTATCTTGAGCACGCTTGAGCTGTTCTTCGTTGTTTAGCCTCGCGCGTTGTAGGCCGCCAATAATGCGTTCCGCTTCAGCAACACGCCCTAGGCTTGCAGCGTTTGCTGCTGAAGCCTTGGCTGCATCAAACAATGCCTTGGATCTAGCCAAGCCCTCAGAGTCGCCAGTTCCTACCGCTGAGTTAAATGCGGACTGTGCTTCACGTGCGAGGTCTGCTGCACGTCTCAGGTTTGCTTGTGCTTTACCGGAGTCATTAAGGCCCCGCGTAGATTGCTCAAACTTCAAGTCACGCTGTTCGTCCTTGATACTTTGGATGTTTCCGCGTGTTTGATCAGCTAACGATTTTGATTCACTGACTGCGGACTTAAGCAATGACAGACGTCTATCTAACGCAGAGGTTAACACCTCCAATGACCGCTCAACTGCACCAGTGAATACGGCATCATTTTGGCCGAGAGTTCTGATCCCAGCCCCAGCATCTCTTACTGCTTGCTCTATTGATTCGCGACCAGCACGAATCTCTTCACTGAATTTTGCAAAGCTCCTCGCTGATTGGTCTCCAAAGGCCTTTGAAGCTGCGGTGATTTTCTTTAGGTCAGCATCATTTAAGTCCTTCAGGCTCTTTCTAGTTGCTTCAAGCCGTGCGTTGTTTAGCGAGTTGAGCCCAACAGCAGCAGCCGCAATACCGGCAGCGATCAATCCAATTGGATTGGCTTTTATAAAAACGTTAAGCTTAGCAACAGCCGCTGTTGCAGCTCCAGTTGCCGTCGTGAACCCAACCGTAGCGGCTGTACTAGCGGAGGTGCCAAGTACGTATGTAGCATAAACAGCCGCCGCACTTTGAAGAATGCCAATAAGATTACTGACACTATTGGCCTGTATATTCAGCAGGCCCGTGTTCTCAAGTGTTGCAGCAGTCGCATCAACGTAACCACTTGCGATCTCTGCAAGTGCGTTCTTGATTTGGTTGTAAGCTTTCGACAGCTTCTCACCACTAGTGTTAGTTGCTGTCTCGAAAGCCTTGTTTGCCTTACCTTGACTGTTTGTCACAGCTTCAAGGGTCTTCTCATAGTCAGCAAGGTTGTTCCCTGTCAAAGCAAAGACTAAACCAATGTTACGAACATTAGGGAATAGCTTTCCGAGGGCTTGTTCATTCTGTCCATAAGAATTGCGAAGCTTTTCAAGCAGCCCAACTAGACCAAACTGTTGGATGCCAGCCTTAGCACTAGAGATACCTAAGCCCTCAAAAGCATCCTTCATGGCATCTGATGGTTTGATAAGCCCTGTCAACGTTGCCCGAACTTGTGTGAGTGTTTCGTCAGTGGACAAGCCCTTGACCGACACGGCTGCGATTGCGGCACCAACCTGTTCAAAGCTGACACCGAGTTCAGCGGCAGCGGGTAAAACCCGTCCAAGTGTGTTCCCTAGATCCTGGGCTGTTACCCGACCTTTGTCGATGGTAGCAAACAGAACATCGGATGCGCGGGATGTTTGATCAGCGCCAAGACCATAGGATTTCAACGCAGCAGACAGAGCGTCCACCGAGGCCGATAGTTCGGAATTGGTGGCCTTGGCAAACCTGCCCGCTTCAGCCGCAAAGGTTAGTGTTTCAGAAAATGTTCCAACCTGATTGGACACTGCGTTGTAGAGGCCCTCAGCAACTTGGAGTTGGTCTATGTTTAATGAGTCAGAGAGACTACGTGCACCGGCGGAAATAGCTCCGGTGTCAACAGGAGTGTCGGTGCCGGGGAGGTCAATCCGTTGAGCAATCGTTGCGATCAATGCAAATTGCTTCTGCAAATCCGTCGCCTGTTTCACACTGTCAACAAGCGTCTCCCGAAAGGCATTAAGACCACCGATCGTTAGCTGTGTTTGCACAACTCGCGAGAGTGTTGCGAAGGTTACAATAGCCTTGCTACCAGTTGTGTTGGTTGCAATAAGGACGCCGTTAAGTTTGCCAACAGCGGAAGCTGCGCCCTCAGCATTTGCCTTGAATGCGTTCAGACCAGAACCACCAAGAGCATTTAGGTTACCAATACTTTTGGCTATTGAGTCAAGGCGGGTCTCAAACTTAGCTAATGCACCATCAAGCTTGACAAGCTCTTGTAGCGCTTGGCTTGCATTGATTATAAACTGCTGCTCTATGCGTTCGCCGGACACTTGCGTCTCCTCCAGTATTCACGTGTTTTTTGAGCTAGCTTCTCCCGCGTTTCAGCGGAGACGGGTCTGCCCGTGTTAATCTCAGCGAGCTTCTTTCGAGTCTCAGCCGAATGGGTCTTGCCCGTATTCGCCGCTGATAGTTTTTTTCGTCGAGCAAGGGCCTGACACCCTTTTGCAATATTTGCACGGGCCTCTTCGGTGTGTTTGCGGCCACTGTTTAGTAGGGATAACTTCTGACAATGCTCGGGGCTCAGTGTGCGTCCCATTAGGGCCTCTGAAATCTTCTTCTTCGACTCTGCACTATGCGTGCATCCAATCACGCCATCCCCGCCACTGGCAAGGTTGTAGCCGTGTGTTTGTGTGCCTAACCAGGATATCAACTCGATCTCAAATTTGACGGCTGTGGCCTTGTCCAACCCTGTCAGCAAGACATCAAATTCGAAATTTTCTAAACCATATTTTTTAATCGCCCGGTGGAGTAGCTTGACACCGCAGGCACCTTGGTGCTCTTTCCACCGGATAGCGGGGTCTCGCCTAGTGAGACCTATGTATAGCTTCCCGTTCAACAGATTAGCAACCTGATATACAGAGTAATTGTCAGCCATTAGATACTCACCTTCTTGATTCTGATGTTATCACGGGGGTCGGGGAGAACAAACTCACGCAGTATGACTAAGACGGCACTTTTCGTTTGACCTTG